ACATTATGCTGCCCTCTTCTCCTGGTCTCCAGGTCGGAGTACCTTGTCAAATTCGTATGTGTAGTACGAGCCTACCCGCTTGAAGCCGGTATGCGCGTACAGCCTGCCAAGCCGCTCGTCAGAGTCTATCCCAGTAGTCACGCCCATAGTGATGAGGCTGACCCCGGGCAGGCTCTTGGCCCAGCCTGTGCCGGCCATGAGTAGCCGGTTACCGTACCCGCGGGCTTCAGGTTCGACATAGAACACCATGTCGACCACTTCCTTCGTACGCGAGAACCAGATCTGGTTAACTACCAGAGCCAGGCACCCGACGATCCGGTAGTCGTCGTTCACCAGCGCGTACACGGCACCGCCGGTTTGATTGATCAGGCGCTGAAACGTGTTACGGGTAACGTCCGGGTCAAAGGTTGCAATCTCTGCACCATGCTCAGCATGGGCCACCCTGATCAGTTTGACCAGCCCTTTGATGTCGCCCGACTTCGCTTCGCGTACCGTGTAGTACATTAGGTATAGCTGAACCAGTTCGAGACGTAGCTGCCGGTCTTGCCCTGCAGGGCACCCGCTACAGACACGTAGTTTGAGTTACCAGAGTTGGCCGCTTTCATGGCATTGGTCTGGAGGTAGTTCTTCGATGACGTGATGAAGTCCTTATCATCCAGCTTGCCGGACTTCTTGTCGATCTGGGCACCCGCAATCTTCATCTGGGCCATGATCTGCTTACTGGCCACCTCGGTATTCTGCCACAGCTTGGCCAGGGTCAGTCTCTCCTGGGCCGCGATCGACTGGGCTGCCATGTTGGCCTCGTGACTCATGGTCGCATCGAACATGGAAGTCTTGGCATCCATGTTGGCATTGAACTGCTGGAAGTCAGCGTCCAGTGCCTGGTTCATCTTGTTGGCCTCGGCCACGCCCTGCAGGCCTGCCGATTTCTGGGCAAAGCCGAACTGGTTGGTCGCAGCTTGATTGGTCATGGCCTGCCTTGAATAGGTGGCCGCGTCCTGCTGTGCGATCGGCATGGCCGCCTTGATTGCTGCAGCCTGGGACGATCCCGCGCCGAAGCTCGAGTTCAGGAGCCCACGCCCGGCAGCTGCCTGGGCACCCTGGTGCCGGGCCTGCTTGATGTAGTCGCTGTTCTCGTCCAGCAGCCCGGTCATCTGACCGGAAACAGTTTCATTATCCTGGACTTCATGCTGTACCGCTTCAGTCCCTGACCAGTCCTGATACTGCTCCATGCCCGCATTCTCTGGCGCAACGATGTCCGGCTGGTCACCGACTGCGTACTTGGCAGTATCAACCGGTGCCGTCCCCTGGGCCAACCCGTAGTTGCCAGTCGGTTTCAGCGGATTCTGTTTCTTGGTACGGCTATTTCTGCTGCTGCTGCTGCTGCCCCATCTCTTTGCCATGGTAGCGTCCTCAATACTTGATAATGTAGTTTAACCCAATCATGGGCTGTACGTTAGTGTGCGACCCGCCGCCCCCGGTTTCCTCTGTCGTCACATTGTGGCTGTGATCGCCCGCATCCTGCATGCCGTGGATGTGCGACTGATCCGGGACCGTGGTCGAGTGGTTGTGTGAACCACCGGACAGTGAGTGATTGTGCGAGCCGCTTGATGAGGTAGTTTCCGGACCGCCGCCCATCTGGTTTGCCCCGACATTGCCACTGGCATACGCCCCTGACTGGTGTATTGCCAAAGTGTGGTTGTGATTACCGTTACTGACAACAGAGAAATTCGGTGTCTTGCTGTTCGAGTTTACCGCCTGCGCTGACCTGGTCCACTGGTCAACATCGTGCTGGTGATCGCCGGCCGCCGCGGAAGCCGCGTCATGGTTGTGCGCGGGGATTGCGGCCTCATCTAGCGCGACCTCCTCGACACCCTGCTTCTCGCCCAGGGCAAGAGTGCCCGCGAGCCCACCTTCGCCGCCAACAGCCTGAACGCCAGCCGCCACGTTCCCGCGCAGATCTGGCAGGAGAAAGTGGGTAATCGGTTGCACTGCAGCCCCGTACGCAGTACCGATCGTCGCGAACAGATCTGCGTATGCAGGCTGCTCTAGCTCAGCGCCATCCGACACTGCCTACGGGCAGCGATGACGGGACTGTGGTCAGAACCCAGCGCCCGGTCAAAGGGTCAATCGGGTTACTGTAGTAGAAAACCAGTTCGACAACGGCATCGTTCGGGAGATCTCCCGCGTCCAGGTCGACGTAGGTGTCACCCACTTTCTTACGGATCGGGACCGCACCGTTTGTGCCGTCACTGGATCCGAGATTCAGCGTGGCCGCTCCGACATTAGTGGTGGCAGGGGCGAAGTTAATCGCGAAACCGTCAGGCAGCTCTACACTGCCGGCCGGATCTATCTTGGGCGCGGTGTCCGCAAGGTAGTTGGTGTCATCGGCATTGGTCTGACGCAGGAACCACTTGTGATCCAGGGTCGAGTAGAAATCACCGGACGCCTCGGGATCGATACCGATGATCGCTGAATCGATCCGGGCAACCTCGGCATTAACCCGGTCAAAGCCGACCTCTACCGCGTTGTACTCGAACTTGACTTCAGCGCCCCGGGCTGTGGATGCCGGGATGAATTCGTGTTGTCGTGTGTAGTATGGATTGCTCACCGCAGAAGTCCTCTTGTTGAAAAGCTGACAGTCGCACCCTGTATTGTGTGCGGCAGCCGTAGTCTCTCTTTACTGTATAACACCAGCGCCATGTTAGTGCCAGAACCTTCTATTCGGTTACGGCCTTTCGATACGATCTGCCCACCCCAGGCGAATTGATCCCAGTTAGCAAACTCCCAGAACCCGCCAGCCCCGGGGATGTCTTGCACGTTGAAGCCCTGTGTGGGTATGACAGGGTCTCCGTAAGAGAAGTTGGGTTTGAAGCTCAGGGGCATGCCATCTTCCATCTTGAGTTCAAAGTCGACACCCCTGAAGCGTTTGGTCCGCTGGGTGTCACCGTACGGGTGATAGTGCGTGAACAGGGTGGCCTCGATCTCGAAACCGTCAAAGCTAGTGCCTGCATCAAGCTCGTAGACAAAGCCGTCATCACCGCCTGCATACTGGTGCTCGAACCCGCCATCATCCTCAGTCGAATCAGCGCAGAAGAATGTGTTCAGCTCACCAATGTCGTCAGCCAGGGATCCGCTAACGTGACGTCGATAGGCAATTGACATGGTACCAACTACCCGCTTGCCTTCAAACGTCATAAACAGAGCGGTGCCAGTCTTGAAGAAAATCCGGTACTGATTCTTGTTACGGCAGATCATGCAGCACGCCACGTTGGTCTTGTTCTCCCGGACAAAGGTATCAACCTTCTGCGACAGGATGTTCTGCCTGAAGTCACCCAGAGAATAGGCCCGGCTCAGGGAAGTGATGCCGCGATCGTCCATGAACCAGGGCTCACCGATCGTGGCCACTGACCACTCAACCGCACCCAGCCTGCCGACAAAGTCCTTGGTCGCGGTCTGGTCACCCTGCCCCTGAATAACTTTGATCTTATTACGACCTAATACGATCAGATTACCATCAGCATTGACCGAGAAACCGGTAATCTCGTCGCCATGGCCAACCTCGGCTGCGCTGAACACGCCATCCCACCACAGTGGGTCACCCAGCACCGAGCGTTGCGTCGAGCCACCACGGTAGCCCAGATACAGATGAGTACCGTGATCGCGCCAGTGAGTTGGTTTGTCTTCGGCACCCATGCCCCAGTTATCGATCGGATTCAATACCGTGCCGGTCCACTCCTGGGCCTTGCCGACACCGTTCACAAGATAGATATAATCGGTGCCCACGCCTGCGTAGAAGTTATGTCGAATGAACTCGTAGTGACCGCCAGCCGGCAGGCCTGCAGCCTGAAGCCCGGGGCCGTCAGCGAAGGCGGTACCCACTACCAATGCGCCAGCCACGTTCTCGATCAGGGCACCTGCATCAAACGTGCCGGTTACTGCGGTCAGCACCAGGGTGGCCTGGGCGTCATTGTTATCCCAGTCACCGCTGTGCAGCTGTACGTCCACGATTTCAGCGCTATTGGCAGGCGTACCCACCTCCTGAATCGTGTCACCGATCGCAGGCTCGTTATCACCATTCGTGATGTACAGAACGTGCGTAGACTGGGGAACGTGTTCAACCCAGCCGGTTGGGGTGGCGATGTACATGCCCGCGCTGGCCCCACCGACCTTGTCGCGGAAGGCAAACGTCTGGCTGCCCAGGGAATAAACCCCGCGGACCGGGCCTTCACCCGGGACTGCCAGGATCTTGGCTCGACGAGCTTCCCGGGTAAGGTCCATATACTCCCAGTACTTCTCATCGCTACTGGATTGCAGCTCGAACGACTCAGGAAAATCAGGGTCGACCTTGGCAATGAAGGCTTCGATACCGCCATCATTGATGAAGAATTCCTGTGAAGCATCAAAGCCGTTACCGGGTACGATCTCGACAATGTTATCCAGTACCAGGATGCCCTCGGTCTCGAGCAGGTTACCTGCCTGCCCTTCGACTTCGTCTCCCTCGTTGACGCGGATGATATCAACCGTGATCAGATCCGCTGTGACTTCGGTTGCGCCGCCACCGATCGGGCGGGCGCCGATTGACATCGGCATGTTCAGTACCAGATTAACGTCGCCTTCGATATAACGGATAACGTGGAACACTGCTTGAGATGGCGCTGGCTGCCCGTCAAAGCGCTCAGAGCCGTCGATACGGCGGTAGCCCTTGGGCAGGACGTGCTCGTAGTTGAGGGCTGCCAGGCACTCACCTGGCGGGGCTGACATGGCAGGTTCTTCCTGGTTCCAGCCACCCAGCATAGGGAAGTATTTTGTTTGAACCCGGCTGCCGCCGGTTTTGCGTCTTCGTAAGCATCTCACTGTACTCGGCGTTGGCCGCTACCATGATCTCTGGCGCATCCTCCCGTTCCGCGTAGTACATCTTTGCCCGGGCAATGATGATGCGGTGGAATTCGTGCGGGATCAGGGACTGTGCCTCATCACCCTCCATCTCGATTGCGTGCTTCCAGTAGTCGGCCTGAAACGGTGTCTCGACAAACGATATCGGATCCAGGTAAACCTGGCGCAGACGATCGATTGCAAAGTTTACCGGTTCATTGACGTTGGCTGGCTTGGACAGAACAACCCGGTGAAATGTTTCCCAGTCAAGCTCCCCGAGCTGCCGGCTATCCACCAGCCCGAAGTTGGTCCAGAAAGTCTTTACATCCCACGCACCCAGGTGCGCCGGTATGGCGTCTTTCAGGTGTCGGGAATTGGTTGCTGTGGTTGAGAGGAAAGTACCGACCATGAAATCCCAGTCTTGCCACAGGCGCTGAATCTCCAGGTCGGCATTGAAGATGTCCATGACAGCGGTTCCGTACTCACCAACCTGGTCGAGTACGGTGTCAGGTCCATTACCAGGGATCTGAAGATCTCTACTATATTGCTGAGTAAGCTGTAGGAAGTTCACTACGCAAGATCAGGCGATGCCTTCGTCTTTCTTGGCAGCCATTTTCTTCTTCTTGCTGACCTTCTTCTTGCTGGCCTTCGGAATCGGTTCTACCGGTGTTGGCTCTGGTGGCGTAGGCGAACCTATTGGGTCGCTGCGCAGCTGTACAAATTCACCTGTCTGGCTGAAGTACGCATTGCCCTGCCCAAAGGAGATACCCGCCACCGCCGTAACGGCGCCACTGATTGTGCTGAAGGGTTTGCTGCGGTCTAGCTTTTTAGCGTCTGTCACGGTACTGGTGCCCCGAGTAATCGTACGGATCTTTCTTTACGGAGACGCGATCGTATTCGCTCTCCCTGAGTTCGCCACGGGCATAGCCCAGCTCCCGATCGGCAGCCGCTTCACCCTCGTTCTTGCCATGCAAGTCGAGCGCTGTGTCGTCTGTCGTGGAGCCGTCGGAACCGCCGAACTTCGTACCGATGTCTTTCATATCGGAGTCCAGGTTGTTACCGCTTGCCTCAAGTGGCGGGCTACCCGGGTTCATACCTCGGCCCGGACTGTGGGTGTCGCGTTGATTATTCAGGTTACCCGGGATCTCTTCCAGGTCCATATCCACCTCAGCAACAGCGTTCCATCCGCCGCTAGGGTTGCCCATTTGTTCTTGCATGATGTCGCCCTCTGTGTGGTGAGAAGGGGCCCGAAGGCCCCTTTTCAGTTTACAACCTTAGCCCCAGTTGAAAGTCCGGCCGTCCCGGTGCTCTCCCTTGAAGCTGCCATTGTCCACGGCACGCGGTTTCTGATCGGGCGGAATGCTGTCGTGACGCGATCCCTGTACGGAATCATTCAAGTCAGCATGCTCGTTCAGACCGGTAGTCAGGTTTGCACCTTTTGCCTTGTCCTGGCTATTGCGAGTATCAGTAGTCATGATGTTATCTCCTAGACTGAATTGTTAACGGAAAACCGAGTTACACCGGAGGCGTTTCGAGGCTATCCCACAACACGATCCGGGCATTTTCAGGATCGCTATGAACGATACCGAATCCACCGAGATAGTACCAGGCGACACCCTTGGCGCGACCGTAGTCTGAAGGAATCTTACCACGGATCTCTTCAGTGCAGACGATGGCCTCAGCCACGGTATCTTCCCCGAAGAACACAGCCCAGTCGGACAGTGCACCGGTCCAGGCAGTTGAGTCTGCCGCGACGTTGGTGATCTGATCCTTCTGCGCCTTTTCGCCACCAGCAACGGTTTTGACACCGGTACCCAGGCCGTACTTGATGATGTTGGTCTGCTCAACAAAGCGCACACCTTCATACCGGCCAATCTCCCCGTTCATGATGTACTGGAAGCCCTGGTCCACGTACTTGTGCACGTCTTCCAGCTCGTCCTTGAAAGGACGGAAAGTGCTGGGACGGGACATGCAGTAGTAGTCATCATTGATGAAGGCGGGAATGTTGCGTTCCTTCATGTAGTCGCTGATGGCCTTGACGTGGTCTTTACCCATGGCTGCAGTGTTAGCCGCATCAGGAGCGCCGTCTTCGGTAAACGCTACAACCCCGGACGCTGCACCAACAGCACGTAACATGGTGCGGTTGAACTCGGACGCGGCCGCGATATCAAGCGCCTTCTTGGCGTCATTCTTCAGGACCTTGCGTACGATTTCACGAACAGGATGCAGGGACAGGTCGTCCAGTTTTCCGGAGTAAGGAACCGAGTTACCTTGCTCATCGACGATCAGGGACTCCTGAACGATCTCAAAGTTGGTTTCCGGCATGGTGGTTCTCTCAGCCAGGTAGGTACCCTGGGTTGCAACGTCCTTGTAGACGTTCCAGTTGAAAGTGTCACCTTTATGAAGACCCTGGTGGGTCGCGTCTTTCACGTCACAGAACTGACGGAATTTCAGAACAGGCTGAAGAGCCATTCTCAGCTCGTGGCTGAGGTTGTCTGAATACATGTAGCCGCCTTCGGCGTCTACTACCCATACCTGGGCGGTTTGCAGTTGATCTGCCATTTGAGTTACCTCGTTATCAAGATTAGTTAAGTTGGCCTCGAGCCTGTTTAAGCTCGGCGACCGCGTCCGAACGCGTTTGCCGTTGTGGAATAACCGGCGCTGCATTCGCACTTACCCCGGAACCTTTTACGGTTGCCGGCAGGTCTTGCTTCCGTTGTTCACGTAGCTCTATCTCGGTCGGTGGCTTATCGGTATCACGCCATCTACGGGCAAAATCCCCGGCGTCTGCCATGATCTCTCCAAACGGGCGGTTCGGGTTCTGCTTGTACAGAACTTCGGTCCGCGCATTGGCGACATCGAATAGCGCAGGATCATCATTGATGTCCTCATAGTCGATTTTCCACTGGTCGAGAGCAGCAACACGATTAACTTCTGCATCAACCCCTGCACGCCTGTCCAGCTCATCAGCAACTTCCTGATGAACATCCTGGCGCTCTACATCTTGGGTGGAGGTTTCTCCTCGCCCTTCCGGCACGGGTGCCGGCTGTTGTGACTCAAAAGCCTTCTTGAGCATTTGCTCACCGGCTTCCTGGTCGTCTTCGTAAAACACCTTGTCATACAACTCGCCATAGTTAATGGTAGAGGGTATTACTGGTGCACCCTGTGGCACTGCCGGTATCTCTGGCCGTGCCTGAATTCGTTCAAGCTGATTTCTCAGCTCCTGGTTCTCCTGAAAAGCATTCTGCTTGATCCGTTCTGCATCGCGGAAGCGGGCATACGATGCTCTGTCCTTCTGGGCTGAAGCCTGCAGCTCCGATAGCGGGATCTGCTGTTCCTCGCCGTCAATCTTTACTGTGGCGTAAACCTCGCCATCCCGCTCAATCAGCCCTGGCGCCAACTCCCGGGTTTCCGGATCCGGTTCTGGCTCCGGCTCAACTGGTGCAGCTGGTGCAGCTGGTGCCTCCGGCTCAACCGGTGCAGCGGGAGCGCCCACCGTACCTGGCAGTGTTGCCGACTTCGG